GTAATTCACAAGAATTTACTCTTGGAATCTCCCTCACCTCCCACTTTAGGGTAACCTAGGCGTTTTACGCCTAGGGAAATCCACTCAATCATGAGTGGCCCTATTGGCAGTGACAACCTTCACAGGTTGTCAAAGGTCGATCTGGCTAGCCTAGCCAGACCCACGACCATGTTGCACGTGCGGCATGGTTAACCGCATACTGTCCCGGCTTGAGCCGCATTCCCATTTCTGGGAGTTGGTTCTCGTCGGCGATATATCCTCGGGATCCCGCAGTCAGCTCCTTGCGAAGGAGCTCACTCCAAGTTGGTTCACGACAGGTTCTTACCTGCGTAGATAACTGAAGGATCCGATACTCAAATCTTTGGAGGCCTTTGTTCCACCTCTTTCGGAAGTGAGTATCATTACTATTGCTCGGCCCAAGAACAACGCAAGGAATGCGTAGACTCGAGCGTGGGAAGATGTATCCAAATTGGCGTTCGATTAAATCGATAGCCGCCTTGGAATCTGCCTCCCCAAACTTCGCAACAAGATTGTTGCAGAAGTCCGCAGCAGTGGATAAATCGGTATGGGACTTTCCAAGGAATTTCCGAACTCTTACGGGAGTGACATCACAACCATTGTGATACTCACCACCGCAGGATTCTCGAAAAGGACCCTTGGTGTAGGACTTGGTTGCATTGATTTTTAAACCAATGGATACAAGATCCTTACAAACCTCGTCGGCAAAGCCGACGGGGCATATAATATCGTCCCCGTAAACGTACGTTTTGGCAGTTACGCCGAGACGCACATATGTTGCCTGCGCGCTGGCCCAGAAGGTCAACGCTTCAACTGGAAAACAACAAGCACTACCCATAGGGGCAAACTTGTTAAGTTTTACGATCTTACCTGATGGTAGCTCTGTCTCCTCGGAGCGACAAGCTTGGAGGCACTTCACCCAATCTGACGGGAAAACCCGTTGGACGAGCAACAGTGAAAGGCAGTCAGACGCATCGGAGAGGTCAAGGGTGGCAAGCTCACCGTCTATTGAAGACTGTAAAGCGAGCGACTTATTGATACTCTGATCCCTAAAATTAATCTGGGATTTGGTAAGTTCGTGGTTCTCGATCGTTTCGTACAATAACCTCATAAGACCCTGTTGAATAAACATTAGTTCAGCAGGTTCACACGAGATTACGCGCGGTCCACGAGAGTCCTTAGGCACTAAAACGATACGTGCCCGTGGGACAGACAATGGACTACTATCTAGCTTCCCCAACTCATCGCAGAGGTGAGCAAAGTTATAGAAAAAGTAGTCGGCGTAAGGATAGACAGAGTCCAACTTCGGAAAATAGCGAAGAGAACCCCATTTATCCTCCGGCTTCGTTCGGCAAGCGGTTGCTCCGCTTCCGTGACATGGGCGTATCACCCAAGGGTCTGCATCAAGCAGAACCCGACAAATGATACGCTTCATGACCGCTAGATGACCTTGAATGCTTTCAGAAGCACCAAGACTATCTGCGAAATCCAAGAGGGCTCGATCGGTCTTTTCAAACTTTTCGAGCGTCTCGGAGACGAGAGCTTTTGCATAATCTACCTCCAGTTTATAGAATAAGTAC